GTTGTGGCGAAGTGGTTAACGCATCGGATTGTGGTTCCGACACTCGTGGGTTCGATTCCCATCAACCGCCTATATCGTTTATTTTTAATGCGGGTGTAGTTTAATGGCAAAACCTCAGCCTTCCAAGCTGATGTTGTGGGTTCGATTCCCATCACCCGCTCCATTGTTATTCCACAGTAGCTCAGTGGTAGAGCTATCGGCTGTTAACCGATCGGTCGTAGGTTCGAGTCCTACCTGTGGAGCCACGGCCCCTTGGTCAAGCGGTTAAGACACCGCCCTTTCACGGCGGTAACACGGGTTCGAGTCCCGTAGGGGTCATATAGTCAGAAGTGAAATATCGCTTCTGATTTTTTATATTTTATAAGGTGGAAAGTTGTCCGAGTTGGCCGAAGGAGCACGCTTGGAACGCGTGTAGGCGCCACAAGCGTCTCGAGGGTTCGAATCCCTCACTTTCCGTAAGGAGCCGAAAAAGTAGTTTAAACTTTTTCGGCTCTCTTTTTACATATAAGCTCAAAACACTGTCATATCAAGGATTTGAGACTACTTCATTAAATACATAGAAAACAAAATTTAACTATACTTAACTTAGTTTTTAAAATTTTTGGTCACAATGTGGCTGATTGAAGGTGCCCAAAACACAAATTTAGTCACAAGATTTGAGTCGTTTAGCCACAAGTGATCAATCATCTCATTTTTCTACAATATACATAAAAAATAAAGCACTTAGTCCAGTGAACAATATGGATTAGGTGCTTTTTTATTGGTAGACAGTGGAATTACTAATTGAGTAATAGTTTGTTATTGGCTTACTGAGCGCATTATCAATCGTTTTTTTCATTTTTACATAACTGTAAACAATCAGTATTCATACCAGAAGTTATCATGTGCCAACACAATAATTGCTTATGGCTTATCTTGTAGATGCTGATTTAAATTTAACATAACTAGGCGAAATGTTGTTGTCACTATAAAATAAACAGGTGAGAAAGTTAGATAGATGGTGGCTATCTTAGTATAAAGTGAGGTGATGCCTATGAGAGCATCAACAAAATCTTTAGAAAGGAGAGGCTTTAATGATTAGTATTGCAGATGCACTAATGATTATGCTAGGGTTTGGTACATTTACTGTAGCCCTCATACATTAAGTTGTCTCAATCGATAAAAAATCAAAAAAATAACCATCACTAGCTTTGGAGAATGTGATGGTTATTTAATAATCAAGTAATAATCCACCGTCTTTTTAACGGTCTCATTAAGGCAATACACTTCATGTGTGTTGCCTTTTATATTTATAAATTAACATAACAACTTCACTTTGTCTAATACATTAGATTCATCTATTGAAAACAGCTTTCTACAATATACATAAAAAATAGAGCGCTTAGTCCAACAACAATAAGGAATAAGTGATTTTTTATATGAGTAACCGGATGGATGAGTAATGGTTTGTATTAAAGTTACTGGTTCATTAAAAGGATTTATGTAACGCTTGCAATTGATACAACTAATAATCATTGAAATAAAAGTATCGTTTAAATCAAAAAAGTCGAACTTGAGTGATTACTGGTTAGAGCGGGCACAACAAGCGATACAATCTGAGACGCTTGAGGATGCAGCTAAAGTAGCTGAAATTGAGCGTATCGTTGCGATGATGATTGCGGATATCTACAAAACATTATTAGCGTATTATGGGAAGCTTGCGACGGCTGAGGGGATTGACTGGCGAGAAGCAAAAAAGATTGTGGATGCGTTCGATGTTGAAATGTTTCAAATGCAAGCGAAGGCGTATGTTGAAAATAAAGATTTTAGCGAAAAAGCGAATAAAGAACTTAAACGCTACAATACAGCCATGTATGTGAGCCGTGAGCAGTTGTTAAAGCATGAGCTCGGTTTGATTGTGACGAAAGGCTATGCAGAACAAGAGAATGTGGTGAATCATCATCTACAAGAGACTGTGACACGTACATTACGACATCAAGCGGGAATTTTAGGGGCTGATGTGCATGTGAAGCCGACAGATGTGGAAGCGATTGTGTATTCTAACTTTGGCAAGCTGAATTGGTCTGAGCGACTTTGGAACAATCAAGATGAACTCAGAAAAGATGTTGAGCGGATGGCCAGTCATGTAATGTTACGTGGCCGACATCCGTATGAGTTTGTGCCTGAGATACGTAAGAAACAGAAGCAGACAGTCGCTAATACGAAAAGGTTATTGATTACCGAAGCTGCACGCGTTCAAACAGAAGCGCAGAAATTGCATTATTTAGAGACAATGGGTGACGATGCCGAATATGAGTTCGTGGCGAAACGTGATGAAAAGACATCTAAAATCTGTCGTCATTATGATAAGAAAGTGTTTAAAGTCAAAGACATGGTGCCAGGTGTCAATGCCCCGCCGATGCATCCCCATTGTCGAAGTACGACAGTGCCACATGTAGGTAACTGGCGTGACAAGTTCTTCAAAGATAGACAAGGGAAATACAGCGTTGAGTACGATAAAGTTTTACAAAAATCAGCTAAAAAGGAAATAACGGATGCCATTGATAGTGGTAAAATAAAAGTTGAATTGAACGTTGAAAAGCAGAATCGACACCAATTAGGTCATCAATTGTATGAAGATTATAAGAAAAAGAATTTACAAAAAGGTAAGGCAATACCAAGTTATACGCTATTAGATAACAGTGAATTAAATTCATTAATACATCAAAAAGCGGGTAAAGGTAGTTTAATCGCGGATGACTTTGGGAACTGGAAAAATAAAGAAATTATTGATTTTGGTAAGATTATCGGTAAAGATTATATTGACGGTGAATTTATAGAAACAAAACGAGGAACGGTACACTACTCGAAAACTGGAAGTCATATAATACCGAACGGAAAGGGTGAAAAGCGATGAAACTATGGACATATGTAGGAAAAAAGTAAAGATAGAGTTAACTAACGGAAAAATATTCATCGGGAGAGCCGCTGGTTACGATGATGAAATGGATAATGAAAGTGGAGAAGATTCTATACATTTAGATAGTGGCAAACTATTATATGATTTTGATGAAAGCCAAATTAAATCGATTGAAGTTTTAGATTAAGCACCTAACCGATAAAAATGGTTGAGGTGCTATTTTTATACGCAATTTTAAGCTACTGTGCTGCAGTGGCTTTTTTTATGCCCAAACCGTGCTTATGGCGTTAAAAGATGCAAGTGTAGTCCAAACCATGCAATGACATTAAACTTGCAAGAGTAGATTTAAATGAGGTGCGAAATATGAAAGAACAATGGTTAAAGTTGAAATTACAATTTTTTAGTGATGTAGGAACTGAGGAAGCCGTGAGTGATGAGAATGTTGAAACTGAACCGACACAAGAAGTTGAAGAACTGTCTGAGTCTCAAATGAAGTTAGTGAATGAGCGTGTGAATGAAGAAATGGCACGTCGTACGAAAGAGATGCGTCAACAAATTCAAGATGAATTGACTGAGAAGCAAAAAGAAGCTGATAAATTACGTAAGATGAATGCCGAACAAAAGCATCAATACGAGCTTGAAAAGGCTGAAAAAGAACGTGATGACTATAAGCAACAACTTGAGTCATACAAGATGCGTCAAGAGGCGATGGCGATGTTTAATGAGGCAGGTATGCAAGCCCCTGAATCTTTATTGAATATGGTCGTTCAAGATACAGCAGAAGCAACAAAAGAAGCTGTGGATAGCTTTGTTTCGATGGTCAATCAGGAAGTGCAGCGTCAATTAGAAAGTAAAGCGACACAAAACCATGTTGCAGGGAATCATGTGACGACACCGAATAATAATAAAAATACACCCCAAAAAGTAGAATTGAATTCTCCTTTTTAGGGCGTATTACAAAATATCACTTTGAAAATATTTGAATTATTGATATATCAAATTTAAATTATGATGGGTTTTTTTCATCAGAATATGTTTTGATTAGTTTTACTGTATGCTGATCCCAATCAATTTCATAAAATGATGTAAATGTGGCATTGTTTTGATTTTTATAGTTTGTACCCATCCAATGAAAGCCATTCCAATAATTTGTATACTCATCCATTTCTCTTTGATACGTGACTTTAATTTTTGATGTTTTAGCGCCATTTGGTTTATGTGATAATACACTTAAAAATTCAGGATTAAAGTTACCTCTTGCTAAAAGTGGCATTTGACTCGTAGGTAAGAAGTTTTGTCCAGCGTTTAATTTACTTTGTCTACCACCTAAAAACAATTCATTTCCATATAGGTCATGGAAGCTATCTCGACCATATGGGCCCCAACCAGCATTCATGATTTTATGTGCTTCAACGCCCCAGCCAATAGTTTTATTATCTGTGTGTTTATCGATAGTTGTTCTATAACTTTCCTGTTTATAGTTTATTGTTTCTGAAAATGATTCTGAGCCGTTCAAACCGCCTGACAAACCTTTGGAGATACTAATGTCTCCTCCAAAAGAGTAGCCTAGAGTGTTTTGAACTTGAAACTCTTCATTTTGATTTTTTGGTGCATAATCAACTACGTTAACAGCACCTTTTGATTCTGCACTGATTGACACATTATACTTAGCCCCCCAATAAAAACTTGAATAGATATAGTCGTTAGGGTTAGGGCTTTTATAACCTGAGTTAATATTACCTGCAGCTTTAAGTACTAAGGTATCCTTATCATAGCTCTTATCCTTAATAAAATTAAAAGTTAAGAGTTGAGAAATATTTAACTTATCTGAATCTGCAGTAGCGGTAGTCTTATATAAAGTGATTTTATCGTCTACTTTTTTTTCAGATACAGGTGTAATTTGATTAGCGGCATAGACAGGATTAGAAAATAACATCAATGCCACGGATGTTGCAGTAGCAGCTTTGATAACTTTGCTTATTTTCATATTAATTATGCCCCTTTACTTTAATTTCGTGTGTTTTCCAGTTCACTTCATATTTAGTGACAAGATTTCGATTCATTAAAGCATTATGACGTCTTTCAGCAAATATGCCAGTTCTTGGGAAGAAAGTTGCATACGTAATGTCTAGATTTCTACCATAAGCAATTTCGAATTCACTTGTATCGCCTTTATCTTTTTCATGAGATACAGTTGCAATAAACGATGGATTAAAACCACTTTGAATTAAAGGAGGTAACTCATCATTTGGCACAAAAAAGTCTCTTGCATTTGGCCCGATAGGACTTCTTACAAATAAGTGTCTGTCATATGCTGATACTTGTCCATTTTCTGTATTAAATGAATTTGCTTTGACTTCCCATCTGATATTTTTTGAATTTTGTTGTGCGACTTCACTAATATAATTCTTTTGAGTATAGCTAATTTTCTTTGAATAATTAAATGCGCCTTTACCCCCAAGTAATGGTGCACTTTGGAAGTTACCGCCAACATTGTAACCTAATGTTTGGCTCACATCTATTGATTCAATTTTATTTTTAGGGAGATAATTAATTAAAGAGACATTAGGATCATTTGTTTTTAGAGCAATATTATATTGAAAAGGCCAAAGCATTCTTTTTGTTGATTCATATCCTTTCCCTTTAACATCAGTAAAACTTGTTCTAGATTTGATAAAACCTTGCATTTTAATAATTAATGCATCTTTGTTGTATTTAGGGTCTTTAACAAAGTCAAACTGAATGTTTTGAGTAACGCCCCATTTTCTGCTGCTTACATCCTCAGTTCTTTTAATAATTTGTGCTCCTTCGCCGATTTCTTCTATAGTGTTTGCAGCTTTGGCTTCTTCACTGTATGGGGTAATAAGTGGAAGAACTAAACTTATAGATAGTGTTGCGGCTAATAATTTATTTTTTACCATAAGAACCACTTTCTTTCTATATATACTTTTAATGCAATTTCATCATAATATATTTTTCGGGAATTTAAAATTAACTATTTATTAAAAGAGGAGTTAGCCGAACTATTTC